TCGGCATTTTTGTCACCGTTGACGTTCTTGTAACAGGCGTTGAAGGCACAGGCCAAGTCGGCCAAGTCGATGCCAACGCAAATGCGGACGTTCTTGTAACAGGCGTCACTGCTACGGGCCAAGTTGGCCCTGTTCTTGTTTGGGGCGGAATAATCCCCGATCAAGACCCCGGATACTCTCCGTTAACGCCTTCTCAAAGCCCTGTCTGGAACAAAGTTGATCCAGATCAAAATCCGGGCTATACTCCCATAACACCATCTTCCACCCCTGCTTGGAATGACGAAACACCGTCTCAAAACCCAAGCTGGGATGACATAGCAGCATAGGATCGAAACATGCCTAGTACATACACCCTGAATAACGGGATCGAACTCATCGGCACTGGCGAACAGTCCGGTACATGGGGCGATACCACTAACACAAACTTTGAACTGGTAGATACCGCGCTCGACGGTCAGGTGTCTATTGCACTTGCTGGCGCGGGAAACTCCGGCTCACCGAACAACCTTCCGGTTAGTGACGGTTCAGCCTCAAATGGCCGTAATCGCATGATTACATTTACAGACGGCACTGATTTAGGCGCTACAGCATACGTTCAGTTGACGCCAAATGACTCTGAGAAGATCATTTATGTGCGCAACAGCTTGTCTGGCTCTCGCAGCATAATCCTTTTTCAAGGCACTTATAACGCTTCCAATGACTACGAAGTACCCGCTGGCACTACTGCGGTTGTTTACTTCGACGGCGCGGGAGCCGGAGCGGTAGCGGCTAACGTGTTTAACAATGCTCATTTTGATGCGTTAAATGTAGTTGGAAATGTAACAGTCGGTGGAGACGTGACCGTAACAGGTACGGTTGACGCAGGTACGGTTGAGTTTGACAATCTTTCTGGAACAGGCGCGGTGTCTGTTACCAATATCCTCGACGAAGACAACATGGCTTCCGACAGCGCGACAGCCTTGTCCACACAACAGTCTATTAAGGCGTATGTTGACGCGCAGGTCGGCTCTTTCGACACTCTTGCCGAGGTTCTAGCACAGGGCAACACGACTGGTGGGACTGATATAGTTGTTAGTGTAGATGATGTTATCTCAATGGATAACGGGACTAATTTACTACCGTCTTTAACCACAACAGGCGACCTTAACACAGGCTTGTATTTCCCTGCGGCAGACGAAGTTGGTTTGACAGTCGCTGGCACACAGCGGTTAAACGTAAACGCCACAGGCGTAGACATCACTGGCACCGTTACAGCAACAGGCACCTCTGTCTTTGCTTCATTAGACATCTCTGGTGACATAGATGTAGACGGTACAACCAACCTAGACATTGTGGACATTGATGGTGCTGTGAACATGGCAACGACTGCCCTAGTGACAGGCGTCCTGACCACCACGGCTGCGCAGGTAGCAACGGGTGGTATTACAAGTGGCTCAAACATTGTTTCAGACACAGACAGCACTGATGATCTTGGTACAACCAGTGTTCGTTGGGCTAACTTGTTTGTTGATGGTGTTACTGCAACTGACCAAATAACAGCTACTGGATTTACTGGTACACTAGACGGTATTCTTGGGTCTGGCGCTGCTGCTACTGCGTCTGTAACAACTCTTGATACAAGCGGTGCTGTTAACCTAAATCTGACTACTGACTCAACTAGCTCAACTTCAGGTGCTTTAATTGTTGACGGCGGTGTTGGTATAGCTAAGAAACTGTTTGTTGGCACTGACCTAGACGTTGATGGTACTACTAACCTTGATGCTGTAGACATTGATGGCGCTGTTGATATGGCTACAACACTTGCTGTTGCAGGTAATGTAGACTTCAATGGTGACCTAGACGTAGACGGTACAACCAACCTAGACGTTGTGGACATTGATGGTGCTGTGAACATGGCAACGACTGCCCTAGTCACTGGTGTACTAACTACCACCGCTGCGGCTGTGTTTAACGGTGGGTTTGCTGTGGGTGGCGTAGGTACGTTTGCAGATGGGTCGGAATCAACTCCCAGTATTACAAACACAGGCGATCTAAACACAGGCGTGTGGTTTCCGGCGGCTGATACGGTGGCAGCTTCCACGGGCGGCTCCGAGAGGCTCAGAATTGACTCTTCGGGCAATGTCGGGATTGGCACTGGTAGTCCCACAGAGAAGCTCGATGTCGCTGGCAACGGTAAGTTCACTGGACCCGCCGATACTACCGTCACTGTGAAATCAACAGGTACTGGGGACGCCGATGCCAACCTAATACTCGACGCCGCTGACACAGGTGAGGCTCAGATAAAGTTTTTGAAGGATGGGAGCGAGAAGGCATCCATCGAGTGGTTTGACGAAGGACCAGACCTGAACATCAGAACGGTATCTGGGACAGATGGTAATATTGATTTCCAACCGAACAATGCGCTTGCCATGAGGGTTGCTGCTGATGGCAACGTAGGTATTGGCACGAATAGCCCCACAGAGAAGCTCGATGTTGTCGGTGATGTTATCCTATCGGATACAGGCACAACCTCAACAGACACACGTAAGCTATCTGTTCACTCTAATGGGTATGCTGTTCTTGATCTCAATGGTGACCGAGATAATACTGTTGGCGAGCCGGGCGGCGCTGGTATTACCTTTGGCGTAGATGGCACAGATGACAACGCTGTTATCTCTTTCGTTAATGCTGCTGGGGAGGATGGTGTCGGCGGAACCTACACAGGGACCACCCCCAACGACATGCTGATCGGCACAACCGCCGATGCCCCCATCCAGTTTGGCATAAATGGTGCTGTTGCTGCTACCCTCGACACTGGCGGCAATTTGCTTGTGGGTGACCCCTCAGACATATTCCCATCTAACAATACTAGCGGTAGTGGTATATCTATCCGTTCAGACGGACGGTACTCTTCGGTTGTAGGCGAGGCCGCTGCCTTAAACGTAGGACGACATACATCGACTGGTCCTGTTGCGCAGTTCTACTATGCTGGAAACATCGTGGGCTCCATCTCAGTCACAGGTTCTGCCACAGCCTACAACGAAAGCTCAGATTACCGCCTCAAAAAAGACGTTATTCCAATGTCAGGCGCAACAGAACGTGTCATGGCATTGAAGCCAGTTAACTTCGCTTGGATTGTAGACGACAGCCGTGTCGATGGCTTCATTGCGCACGAAGCACAGGCAGTCGTTCCAGAGTGTGCAACTGGCACCAAAGACGCCATGCGTGATGAGGAATACGAGGTCACACCTGCAACCGAGACAGACGAAGCCGTCATGGGAACACGATCCGTCCCAGACATGCAGGGGATTGATAAATCCAAACTAGTGCCACTACTCACAGCAGCCTTGCAAGAGGCGTTAACCACAATCGGCCTTATGGAAGCCCGACTAACAGCATTGGAGGCCGTTTAAATGGCACTTATAAACACATGGACTATCGCTAACTGCGAACACGACATCGCAACAGGTGGCATTAACGTAATTCACTGGCGCTGCACTGGCGTAGACGGTGACTACTCAGCGTCATCTTATGGCACTGTAGGGTTAACCCCTGACTCATCTCAACCTGACTTCACACCATACGCTGATGTAACAGAAGCTATGGCGCAGGTTTGGGTCTGGGAGAATGTATCACAAGATGATACAGAAGCGGCTATTGCTGCAAAGATAGACAAACTACAAAACCCAACTGAAGCCTCTGGAAATCCTTGGGCTGCTTAACTTAAACTTAAAGGAGACTTAGTGATGGCTAAAAATGACAAAACACCAATCACAGTCAACGACATCGAATACCTTGTTGAAGACATGACAGACGAGCAGAAGGTTCTGCTTAACCACGTAAACGATCTTGGTCGTAAAATGGACAACGCCCGTTTTAACCTAGACCAACTCAACGTGGGGCGTGAAGCCTTCGTCAAGATTCTGGCTGACTCTCTGGAAGCACCAGAAGAAGCTGAAGAAGCGGAAGTTGTAAACTAATGGAAATGGACGCGCTTTTGAACATGGTATTTGCCGCAGTAATCAGCGGTTTAGGGTGGTGGATTAAGTCCCAGCACGATGAGATAAAGCGCGTCACCATTCTGTTGAACAGAACGCGCGAAGAGATGGCGAAGGAGTATGTCACCAAGAGTGATAGCAATCAGGTTCTTTTGCAGATCATGGGTAAATTCGACAGGCTTGAGGAAAAGATCGACCGACTAATGGAGAAGTAAAATGCTGTGTGTGCTGGTGTTCGTTGGGTTCAACCAAGCGTTCATAAACGGCGCGGGGAGTGTGCTATTTAAGTATTGTTATTACGACTGTAGTAACGTCCCCAAGAACGGCAGTTGGTACAACCGCGTATACAGGGTAAGCCCCGGCTACGCCTGCCCGAAGGAGTTTGTACTAACATGATAGACCCCATTACGGCTGTCAGTTTAGCCACAGGCGCATATAACGCGATAAAAAAAGGTATTGCCGTTGGCCGCGAACTCCAAGACATGACGGGCCAATTGTCCACTTGGGGCAAGGCTTTTTCTGATTTTGGGTTTGCCGAAGAGCAAGTCAAGAATCCTCCGTGGTATTCTTTCAAGGGGTCGGACACTTCTACCGCTATTGAAATCTTTGCCCAAAAGAAAAAGATGCAAGAAATGCGGTCTGAAATTAAAAATTTTATCAGTTGGCATTACGGCCCATCCGCATGGAAAGAGGTCTTGCACATTGAGGCGCAAATGCGCAAGCAGCGCAAAGAAGAAGTCTACCGCAAAGCCGAGCTACAACGCGCCGTTATTGAGTGGACGCTTGGGACTTTGATTGTCCTGTCTGGTGTAGCTGGTTTGGCCCTTGTTCTGTACTTCATGGGCAAACAACAGGGGAAATGGTGATGTGGTTTCTTGTCTGGTTTCAGTTCATGAACAACGATTTAACCCACTACCAACTGGGGCAGTTTCCTACTGAAATGCTATGCGAAGAGGCAAAAGAAGACGCTGTGGTTTTAATAACTGGCAGCACTACAGCGGTGTATTGCTTTGAAGCTATATCGCAACAAAAGAGGTAATTACGTTGTATATGACAAACATGGAAAAGTTGTTATAATAACGCACAACAAGAACTACGCTATTGCTTACGCAAGGAGTTTGGAAGATGGCGACTAAACTAGATGAATGGAAAGTTCTACCACGTTTGATGATGCTGGTAACAACTGTAATGTACATTCGCTGCCTAGAATGGGCGCTATCGCAACCGGACCTGTCAGTATCACAAGCGGGTCTAATTTCAGTCGTTACAGGGGCTTTTACAGGCTCGTTTGGTATTTGGATGAGTAAGGAGTCTAAGTAATGATGACATTATTGGGTAGCCTTTTAGGTTTCGGCAGTTCGTTTCTTCCAGAAGTTTTGAACTTCTTTAAGGCGGGGCAAGAACACAAACAGAAGATGGAAAGCATGAAGCTCGAAATGGAACTTATGAGCAAACGCTCTGAGCTTCAGTTGAACATGCTAGACAAGCAGGCAGACATCAAAGAGACAGAGGGGCTTTACAAACATGATAGTATCGACGCTGGAGGCTTTGTTAACGCACTTAGGGGGTCTGTCCGCCCTGTCATCACTTATGCTTTTTTTGGCCTATTCGTTGCCGTACAAATCGTAATTATGGTTAAAGTTATGGACGAGGGTGGCAACTGGGCCGCTGCGGTTACGCTAATGTGGACCGCAGAAACCTCTGGTCTGTTTGCTGCCATCATGTCTTTCTGGTTCGGAAACCGTGCCGTTTCAAAATATCTTAAAAAAGGATAAGTCTAATGTATAAGTTATCACAGCGCAGCCTTGATAGGTTGGAAGGCTTAGACGAGCGCCTGATTGCGGTTGTCAACTCTGCCATCCACCGCAGCAAGATTGATTTCGGTGTTATCTGCGGGATGCGAACTCTGGAAGAGCAACGAGCCTTGGTCGAGAAAGGCGCGTCTCAAACCATGAAAAGTAAGCACCTTGACGGACATGCCGTTGATTTAATGGCCTATATCGGATCAAGGGCATCTTGGGAATTAAATTTGTACGACGATATAGCTGACGCTATGGCCGAAGCGGCTAGGGAAGTAGATGTTCCTATACGCTGGGGCGCGGCATGGACAATTTCAAATATCGCTCAGTTCCACGGGGGCACTATGGAAGATGCTATGAATAGCTACGTTGATGAGCGCCGCTCACAGAATCGCCGCCCGTTTATTGATGGTCCTCATTTTGAGCTTATGCTGTAACTTGTTCGGTTTATTTGTAAAAATCAGATAACTCGAACAATTCATCGGTTTAAACCTAACACTGGTGCAAACCGAACTTTTGTGTATAATAACTCCAACTGGAGATTGCTGATGCCGTTACAGAAACTTCAATTCCGCCCCGGTATCAACCGTGAAACCACTTCGTATAGCAACGAAGGTGGTTGGTTTGACATGGACAAGGTTCGGTTTCGCTTTGGGTATCCTGAAAAGATAGGCGGCTGGATAAAGTCATCTACCAAAACGTTTTTAGGAACTTGTCGCGCACTTCACCCTTGGGTGGCGCTAGATGGCACGAATTACTTGGGCGTTGGTACGCACCTAAAATACTACATTAACGAAGGCGGTGGTTATAACGACATTACGCCGATTCGTACAACCACTTCGGCTGGTGAGGTTACATTCGACGCAAGCGCCAACACCATTTCTGCCAATGTAGCCGTTATTGACTCTGTGATTCCCCTAACGTCATCTTCTGGGTTTCCTTCGGCTGGGCGCATTAAAATTGACAGTGAGATAATTACATACGGTGGTTTGAGCGGCAACAATCTGATTGGATGTACGCGCGGTGTCAATGACACAATAGCTGCGACACACACGTCAGGTGCCGCTGTAGACTGCGCCACATTGATCGTAACGGACAGTAATCACGGGGCTTTGGAAGATGACTTTGTGACATTTTCTGCGGCAGCTTCTCTTGGCGGAGCGGTCACGGCAGACATACTTAACCAAGAGTACGAAATAACTTTAATTATAAACGACAATAGCTACCAAGTAGAGGCTCGCACTGTGAGCACAATTGGCAGCATTACAACAACTACTGGCCTAAACCCAACGTATGTTTTTGCAACTTCAGCAGATTCTGGGAATGGCGGCGGTTCTATCGTTGGCACATACCAGATCAACACTGGCCTCGACACAACAATCGTTGGTAACGGTTGGGGAGCTGGTACATGGAGCCGTGGTGCTTGGGGTTCAGGGACATCATTGTCCGCATCTGGACAGACTTTGCGTATATGGTCACATGACAACTTTGGCGAAGACTTGCTTATGAATGTTCGTGATGGCGACATCTTCTATTGGGACCGAACTAATGGAACGTCCACAAGAGCCGTCGAACTTTCCTCTATAGCAGGAGCGAACAAAGTTCCAACAGTAGCAAAGCAAGTCATGGTATCTGACCGTGACCGCCACGTTATTGCCTTTGGGTGCGACTCCGAACTAAATCCGGGCGTGCAAGACCCTCTACTTATTAGATTCTCCGACCAAGAAAACATCCTTGAATGGCAATCACTTGTGGACAACACCGCAGGCGACTTGCGTATCGGTTCAGGTTCTAAGATCATTACAGCCCTTGAGACTCGTCAGCAAATCCTTGTATTTACTGATACTTCTCTACACGCGATGCAGTACCTTGGCCCCCCATTCACATTCGGCATTAACAATCTCAGAGAATATAACAATTGCAAGCCCACTGGCCGCTATTGCCGTCGAAGATAATGTATTCTGGATGGGCGCTGAGGAGTTTTACGCTTACGGCGGTGCAGTACAACGTATCCCATGCTCAGTTCGTGATTATGTGTTCTCTAACATCAATAACGATCAACTTGAGAAGGTGACTGCTGGGCTAAACACTGCCTTTTCTGAGGTAACTTGGTTCTATCCATCCGGTTCAAGCGGTGAGAACGACAGCTACGTCACATACAACTATGATCAGAAAATCTGGTATTATGGCTTGATGTCTCGCACATGCTGGCTGGATCGTGGTGTTAACATCGACCCACTTGCCGCGTCTCCTGATCATTACCTGTATCTGCAAGAGATTGGGTTTGATGATGGAAGTACAAGCCCAGCAAGTGCAATTTCATCGTATATTGAAAGCAGTCAAATGGACTTGGGCGAGGGCGACCAGTTTGCGTTCATGCGCAGGCTCATTCCTGACTTAACCTTCCGTAACTCTACTGCCGAGACGCCTCAAGCGACTATGACGTTGAAGGTCAGGAATTTCCCCGGCGGAAATTACCTCGCCTCAGACTCGCGGTCAGTGACTAAAACAGCCAGTATCCCGGTAGAGCAATTCACCGAGCAGGTATTTGTTCGGCTTAGGGGTAGGTCTTTTGCGTTCAGGATCGAAAGCGAAGACACTGGTGTTGCATGGAGGCTAGGTTCCCCGCGTGTGGACATTCGGCCTGACGGGAGGCGTTAATGTCTCGCAACCTTATACTCCCGTTCTTCCCAATACCGCCGGATCAATACGATCCGCAATATTTTGCTGAGGTTTTGCGCTCATACTCAGTTTATATGCAAAACATTCAAAATCCCGGTGAGGGCCGCAACACGTTTACGGTCTTTACTAATTTGCAGACAGACGACTCCGGCCTAGAAGCTGGTGCCGTCTTTAATCACGGTGGGCAATTGCGGGTCCCTTTACCCTATTCTCCATACGTTCAAGGATCACAAGCGACAGGTTCTGTCGGAACAGTAACGGTGACAATCTCATGACTGATACAATTATTACAATGTCAAACGGCTCTAAGTGGCGTCCATCTGGTAGCATAGATACAGTTTATTGCATAAATTGCGAAAATGCTGTAGACACACCGGAAGAAATTGCGTCCTACCCGGATGGTAACTGCCCCGATTGTGGTCAAAGTTGGACAGGATCGGAAAAAAGAAGTACAAATGTTCAGGTTACTATGCCTGTGGCAATTTCTGGGTCAACGCTCTAGTATTTTTCAGGAACATTTGGTAACTTGAGATAAGTAATTACGAGGTTAGTACAATGCAGAACGCAGCACGCTACGGGAGAAACGGCGACACGATGATGGCGCACCTTACCCCCGGTGAGACAGTTGTACCCAAACAAGTATTGCAACAGAACCCTCAAGTGGCTCGCGGCCTTGGTCGTGCGTTTCAAGATGCAGGCTCTGATCCTCGCCGTTACGTTGTTGGCTCAGGCCAAAATAGCGTGAATCCTATGACTGGTCAGAAAGAGTTCTTCTGGGCTGAGATAGGTAATTTTTTAACAAAAGCCGCTTCAAACCCATCTGTTCAAGGCGCACTTAGCAACGTGGCTTTGCGCAAGTTGCAGGGCAAAGACGTTGGCCTCCGTGATGCACTGCTTGGTGGTGCTATCGGTGGTGGGCTTGGCGCTATGTCAGGCCGTGGAACTGGTATCCCGTTCTTAGACAATATGATGTCTGGAGTGGATTCAGACCGAGGAACAGGTGGCGGAGACATATTGTCCAGACTTACAGGCGGTGGTAAAAATTCTGGTGGCCCCAGAGGCGGAGATATGGCTGTCGAGGGCGCTTTAGACTTTACCTCCAAGGCGGGTAGGAACGGAAGTTCTGGACGCGCCGAAGGTCTTATGGGAATCGGAGATTTCTTTAACACAGACCCAGAAAGCACCATTGGCCGCATGTTGAACTCAAAGTTTGGTGAGTCAATCGCAATGGGACTTGGCTCTCAGTTGCTAGATTCCTTGTTCAGTGAAGAAGTTGACCCTGATCCATACGGAAACATGGAGCGATTTAACCGCCGTGCGGGTGAAAACCCAATTAACCTAAAGAGTAGACCACTTCCTGAGAGACGCGTACCTGTTTACAAAAACCAAGGCGGCGTGGCGTATTACCCTCGCAGAAACGGCGGGATTATGCCAAGTGAAGGTTCTGGAACTAAAGATGACGTACCCGCCATGTTGACCGCCGGAGAATTTGTAATGACTCGTGACGCTGTAAAAGGCGCTGGAAATGGCAACCTTCAAAGCGGAATAAATCAAATGTATGGCATGATGAACAACCTTGAGAGGAAAGCGTAATGAGCGATTCTTCAGTAACCAGTACAAGTATCCGCCAACTCCCTGCGTACATGCAGGACTACGATGAAGCGTTGCTGGCGCAGATATTTGGAACGCCAGACGCTGATGGCGTCCTCCAAGGCGGAATTATGGATGCAGAAGCGTATCCAGATTTATTCAAAGTCCCTGATTACGTCCAAGCTGGTGAAGACCCGCTACAGACTGCTGTTTATAACACGTTCGACACAGATGAAGAGCGTCAAGCGTTTATGGACCGCGCTAACCCATACTTTATGGACGCAGAGGGCAAGGCTCGTTACCTGCCAGATGCAGCAGACGCGTTCGATACTGGCGAAACAACCATTGCAGATGCTCTTACCGATTACTTTCCAGACGCCAAGACGTATCTTGAAGCTGGTAGAGGTGAAGTAGGCGCAAAAAACATATACGACACTGAGCTTAAAGATGCTCAAACCAAAGCAGATCAAGGCACTCAGGCATTTGATGCCAAAGGCAGAGCGGACACTCTTTATGGAGATGCTATAACCTCAATTGAGGGCGGCAGAGATGTATTCGGCGTAGACAAAACCGCATATGACACCGCACGATCAGGCATCACAGGTGCGCAAGGCACTTACGGTGTAGACGAAGCCGCCCTGCGCAAAGGCACTGGTACATATGGCGTAGATCAAGGATTGTTCAAAGAGGGACAACAGATGATGCGTGGCGCTCAAGGCGAATATGGCCTTAGCGGTGGGCTAGGTGATGCGCGGGACGCATTGAATAAAGCTGGAGAAGGTGAGTTTGGAGCGCGTGAATCATTTGATCGCGGCACTGGACGTGCTTTTGAATTAGCAGAGCAGGGACTTGGAAAGTTTGATCCTGCATCCGCGACTCAAGGCTTTATGGACCCTTACAAGTCTCAGGTTGTTGACGCAGCAATGCAGAAGATTACCCGTGAAGGCGCAAAGCAACGTCAAGCTGACTCAGCAAGAGCAATCGGCGCAGGAGCGTTCGGCGGTTCTCGCTCCGGTGTCCAAGCGGCTGAAACACAACGTGCGATTGAAGAAACAAAGCAGAACACTGTAGCAAATCTAATGTCTCAGGGTTACGACAAGGCGCTTTCAAGCGCAATGTCCACGGATGAAGCGGCTCGTAAGCGTGCGTTGCAGGCTTCTGGCCTTACAGGTGAGCTAGGCGCTCGTGGTACAACCATTGAGCAACAAGCGTATGAAGACGCGGCGAAGCGTGGCCTAGCGGCGGCAAGCACTTCTGCTGGCCTTTCTCAGACTGAAGAGCAGTTGCGTGCCAAAGCGTTCGAGGACGCACGATCTCGCGGCCTCACAGGTGCTCAGTTGTCAAACGCTGTAGCAGAAACCATGAACAAACTTGGAATGTCTGCTTACGAATCAGGTGCCACACGCACCATGAACAGCGAGCAAATGATCAATAGCGCCAAAATGAAAGCATATGAGGACGGTAAGGCCCGTGGCCTCACAGGAGCGCAGCTTGAGACTTCAGTTGCTCAGGCAGTTGAAAATGCCCGTCAGAGCGCGTTCGAATCAGGCGAGAAGCGTCAGCAAACCGCTGGAAGCGCACTTGGTGGAATCGCCGGATCGCAACTAGGTGCTGAATCTAGTTCGTTTGAGGGTGCTGAGAGCCGTATGTTAAAAGCGGCTGATATGTACCGCAGCATGGGGCTTTCTAGCGCAGAAGCGCAGGCTCGTGCCTCAGAGGACGAAAAGAAGCGTGACCTTGAAGCTGGTCGCTTGACAGGTGGCCTTGGGTCAACGGTAGGACAGATGGGCGGTGCTCAAGCTGATATTGGCAAAGGATACGGCGCATTGGCTGGCACGTCCGCTGACATTGGAAAAACTTACGCTGGAATGGCCCCCGCTGATCTTAGCTATATGTACGGGATTGGCGGAAAGTCTCGCGAGTACGATCAACAGTATAACGATTACACTCGTCAGAACCAGCTTAACTACACTCAAGAGGTTCTTGCTCCTTATAGTTACGCTCAGAACTATCTGACTGGTGCTCCGTCTGCTTCCATGTATGGTGCTTACACTCAAACACCGTCACAAGCTCCTAATCCATTCCTTCAGGGTGTAGGCATGTACGCCACATACCAAGGCGCACAATAAAAGAGGTCCATCATGGCTGATCCGAACAACAGTGGAATAAACGCATCTGGTCCTTTTGGCATGGAGCCTGCTGACACTCAAATTGGTGCTTTTGGTCAAGGAATGTTAAAGATTCCATCTTGGCTATATGAGACAAATAAAGATATTGGCGATGCAATGCTCGCGGCTCCGGGCCAGATTATTGACTACTTGGGTTCTCCAACCGAAGCGGGTCAGGCTAAAATGGATGAAGAAGCCGCGTTAGCCGAACAAATGTCACAGTTCGCAGACATTGAGGCCGGGGCAGATCAGCCCAATATGTTTTTTGGTGGTCCTGAAGGCGAGTTTGGCGGATTGGGCGTTGATGCAGAAGTAGACGATATAGCTACTACTCTTGCTGCATTGGACATAATGCCTTCAACAGTTGAAGGTGGTCGTGGTACTGTAGTTGAAAAGCCCGGAGATCGTGAATTTGCTGTTACTCAAGAGCAGACGGACGAAGGCTTCCTCGCTGCTATGGATGACTTCTTTGAGTCCGCGCGTGGCGCTGGGCCAGCGGTACCTGAAAAGCGTACCATTGAAGAATACAAGAAGGCTTTTTCTGAGGCCACAGGAATTGATACTAACGGCAAAGTAGATAAGAAAGATGCGCTTATGGCGTTTGGTCTTGCTCTTATGCAGAACAAAGCTGGTAAGAGCTTTAACGTTAGTAAGATGCTAACGTCTGTTGGTGAAGCTGGAGACAAGGCTATGCCTGCACTCCAACGCGCTAAGAACCTTGCCCGTGAAGGCGCTCTTGCTGGCGGTAAGTACGCTCTGCAAACTCAATCCGCTGATAAAGCCACTCGCGCCGCCGCCGAAGAAAAAATCATGAACAGAGGTTCATATTGGGTTTACGAGCGCGGAGAGCCGGGTGCTGAGTTCTCTGGATTTGACAAAGGGCAACTCGTTCCGTTGAACAAGTATGAGCTTAATAAACTTATAAATGATCCTAAATTTGAGTCTCAGTATGAGTTCATTAGCGCGGCTGACCGCATGGATGTTCTTGCTAAACGCGCAGAAGGTCAAGACTTAGGTGACGCTTGGGGTGCTAAGTATGAGCCAGTCTCACTTGTTGGTGGAAAGTGGGAAGATCAACCCGCCGCGCTAGTGGTTAGCGGTGTTGCTGCCAATCCAAATTACAGTGGGGCCACATCTTCCAAATATAAATTGGGGGAAGATTCCGGTCAGGTCGTAGAAAGATTTGTTGGATACCAAGAGGGGATTAACAAGGACAAAGCCACATTCCAAAAACTAATTAAAAACATCGAAGCTGGCGTAAGCGTCCCCGGTCAGGCTCTTGATAAAGTAACAGGATTCTTCCGCGCCATAGGTTACACTCCTGCTGGTGGTATGCCATCAAATACGGCTCAAGCGAAGCAAGCACTTAAAAACTTTTCTATTGATAACGCTACTGACATACTTAAAGAATCAGGAAAAACGTTGTCTGATGGTGACAGAAAGCTAGTCAGTGAACGTGTGGGTGAAATTAGCTTTTTTAACAACGACCCTGTGTTGATATTAAATCAAATTGAGGACATATATAACTTTACAGTCTCACAGGCTCAAACAAACTTAGATACTGCTGTTGGTAATTTAGAGAAAAACTTTGGAATTTCTATATCTGCGGATCAAGGTAGCAATGCCCCTAGTCCTGCCGAACTTGACCTTATTAACCAACGCCGTATAGCTAGTGGGCAAAAGCCTCGAAAAATGGAGGATTATAAGTGAACGCTCAAGACGAACTCCGTTTAATTAGGGCATTAAGCTCAGAAGATATTTCCGCTGCTGACGAGCTTAAAATATCGCGCGCGCTTGATTCAGGGAAAGGTTCTGCCGATGATATTCTTGGGCGACCAAAAAGTAATATAGGCATGGATCGTGCGCCTTCGTTTTCAGACCTACGAGCCTCTGCATCGGACAGAGACGATGGTTTTGATTACGATACTGGTGCGGCTGGTGGACTGAGAGCGAAAATATCCTTTGGCGAGACTGCTGAGGAAAAAGAACTGATACTGCGTAAGATCGTTGGTGAAGAAGGCTACACTAAAGACTCAAAGGGCCTCTTGGCTTTGACCGAAGCTGGTCAATTAAGTCAGGGCATGGAGCCTATTGGTCAGAACCTTATCATCGAAGATGAAGGTTTTAGTATGCGAGATATTTCTGATCTCGCTGGAATCGCGCCTGAGACAATAGGCGCGGTTATTGGTGGCGTCCTTGGCGCTCCGGGGCTGGTTACAGGCGCGGTTGGTGCAGCCGCTGGCGCTGGCTTGGGGCAAGCTGCTGAAGAGGGCATAGAAAGCCTGTTAGGCATTCAGAGACAAAGCCTTGGCGAAGTTGGTATTGATGTGGCAAGAGAAGCTGCACTTGCTGGTACTTTAGATTTCGCGGGTAATGCTATTTTCAAACTTGGTAAAATGGCTATCGGTGCGGCTGGCAAAGGCGTCAACGCAGGTGCTCGTGCTATGGGCCAAGTGGAACGAGAGTTAGGTGCTGATCAAGCTAATCTTGCATTAAAGATTATGGACGCAGACGTTCCGGGGCAACCCAGCTACGCAGCCGCTGGTATGCCTGCTGGTATTGCTAAGGCGTCACAAATTGCTGGCGCTATTGGTGGTAATGAACAAAAAAGAGCAATGGCAAACATCAGGTTTGCTTTGAACGAAAAAGAAAAGCTACTTGGAGAAGCTGGAATATCTACAGTCGATGATTTGGCTGAAGTAATAAGAAACTCTGTACCTGCAAAAGCCAAACAACTTGAAGATGGTTTAAAGGCTGCTCAAGGCGCTCACATGAAAGCTATTGATGATACAATTTCTATGCTCACTAAAACGACTAAATCTGGCGGCGAGATAGATGACTTTGTATTAGAGTCCCTTGTAAAGAATTACGAAGAGTTCATGAAGCAAAGCAAGATTCAATTTCAAAATGTTGATAACACTCTGTCTGGAGTTAAAGGCCGAGTAACCATAAACGGCGTGGAAAAAGAAGTTGTCGGCGGAGAAATGCCTATATTCGACATAAAGGCGATGAAGACACGCTTTGGGGACATTATCGACAGTCAATACGCTGGCGCGAACAAAGTTGCTCCTGACGAGTTTTTGGAAATAGGTCGTCAAATAGACCAGCTAAACGCTGTAGGCGCGAAAGAAGGCTTTACTACTTTCAACGGTTTAAAAGAACTTCGCAAGAACATTAACGACACACTGATGGACCCTGCATTGGGTATAAAGGACACCACGCCTCGCAGGCTCTTGAACGGGCTAAAGAGTGACATTGATCGCATGATGGACCCCAGCAACTATAAATCTGGAGGACTTAAACTTACAGGCGTGGGTGGAGCGCAAAACGCTAAAACAGTTAAGAAAGCAATGGGTCAATTACTGGATGCTCGCGCTTCTTATCGCGGTGAAATTAAACTCTTCAACGACTTAGAAACTTTAGGAATTATTAGGAACCTTGGTGATTCTGGTGAGAACGTAAAGCTAACAGCGGGTCGTCTTTTCGATAGAATAACAGATAGCCCTAAGAGAATAGCTGCCGTTTTGAACTCAGCAGATAGTTCCTTATCGCAAATAAGTCGTGAAGAATTGCGTCAAACCTTGGCTAAAAGCTACCTTGATGATGCTTTGCTGGTAGCAAACAAGGACTTTGGCGATCCCTTGGCCTTTAACGGCGTGCAGTTTAACAACAAGATCAAAAAGCTAGGAAAGTCTGGCAAACTGTTGTTTGGCGATCAATGGGGCGAAGTTCAAAGTCTATCCAAAGCACTTTCATATAACGGCGTTAAGAAAATTGACGACCAAATTATGCAACGGATTATCGCTCAAAATCCAAGTGATAATATTGTTCAGACCTTAAAAAGCGTAAAAGATGCTCAGATAGGTCTTGATAAGGCTCTATCGACAAAAGCTCTTAAAAACTTAGCCGATGGAACGATAGCTCCAGAGGAAGCTGCAAGTCTTCTTTTAAGCCGCAATACCTCTGCTTCTCAAATGGACAGAGTTATGGGGTTCTTCAATGGAAACGATGCAGCAAAAGAAACTATAAGACGAACAATTATAAGTGATATTCTTGGTTCTGTAGATGAAGACATTTTTGTTAATGAAGCCGCTGCTTCTTCACTTCGAAAAGCGTTAGAGGCTTACAAGCCAGACATGCTAAACAAAGTTCTTGGAAAGCAAGCGGTTGATGATATTAGAGAACTATCAGAAATGCTTGTATTGTTAAGCGACACTGGAAAGAAGGGCGCAGGCTCTCTTGCTGCTGATGCTATCCGCACAGGTATGGTAACAAACCCTGCTGTAAACTTCAAAAAAGGCATGAGGTTTAAAGCACTAAACTACATGCTTAATAACCCACAAACTCTAAGAGCAGCTATTGCAATGAAAGCTGGGCGCACAAGTCCACAAGCAACTGCGCAAAGTTTGTCACAGGCTTTAAACGAGTCGTTTGCTCAAGCAACTGGGTCAGGTGCTTCACTTACAGAAAGGGCAACTGGCGCTGGAAAAAGTCTTGTCGCGGGGCTGCAAGCAGCTAACCGTGGTCAGACAGCAGTTCGTCAAGGTGGTGCAAGAGCATTGTTCGCAGATCAAGAGGCTCGTGGCATTGCCCCTCAAGCACCCCGAACAAGTGTTCCAGAAGTATCAATGCCGATGTCCGTTGATGACCTTCAGATCACGCAAAGCGTAGACCCACAATTTGTACGGCAACAGATGAACCTGCGCGAACGCGCAAAGTCTAATCCATATATTGCCTCTACATTACTTGGTGGTCTAGGGAACGTAGGTCTGCTCTAATCGTCAATAACGGATGCCAATCCACCGATCCCTGAAGCTGCGGGGGCCGTGTATAATGCCTTGGTATTGACATGATCCTGAATGTTCTCGTATGTTTCTTCGATCATACGCGCAAGCTGACGACCAATCGCACGATCCTCGTGATCCGCAATAGCTACCAGCTTATCATATGCGTCTATCGAAACGCCTACGGACTTGTATTTTCCGGGGTTTGGCATGGAGGTTCCTTCCCATAAATGACTTTCCCTAGTGTATATAATCCCAAGCTGCGTGGGTCAAGACCCAAGTACGGAAATAAAAAAGTAACTATACAAGGGATCAAGTTCGATTCCAAATGGGAAGGCGAGCGGTACCTATACCTAAAGTCCCTTGAACGCGCCGGAGTGATCAAAGACCTTGAGCTACAGGTTCGGTTTAACCTAATGGTTAATGACCAGAAGATATGCGCCTACGTTGCTGACTTCTGTTATAACAAAGAAGACAAGGACGGCGCGTGGCATTATATTGTTGACGATGCCAAGGGCGTTGAGACGCCTGAGTTCAAGCTGAAAAAGAAGTTAATGAAGGCTTGTCTGGGAATTGATATTTTACTTTCCAAAAAAAGTTCTTGACAGCACCCCACACCATATGGTTATAGTTGGGACTCTAGTAACAAGAGGAAAGGAATCGACATGAACAGTCGAGAATTATTTGATCGTCGAGACGAACTCAAGGACGTTATCTCTGAATTGCGTATTGAGCTTAAAGACGTTGAAGAGCAACTATCAGATACATTTTTACCAGTAGCGAAAGACGTTTTACGCGCTAATGGTAAAGACTTTGGTACTGCGCAGATCGCAGAAGGCAACCATAGGCTCAAGGTCACTGTGGGCAAGAAGGTCACATGGGATCAAGACAAGCTGCGTGACGCGCTGAACAATATGTCGCCAGAAAACGCGCAACACTATGGCAAGCTGACGTTTGCTGTAGAAGAGCGCAAATTCACAGCGGCTCCTCCTGCAATCAGGGAAGAGCTTGAAGAATGCCGCACTGTGGCAGTTGGCGCAGTCAAAGTAGAGGAGATCGAATAATGGCTCTGCAAATCATTACAGCCGATCAACGCCTCGCTGAAAAGAAAGGCCACAAGATCGTCGTATGTGGTGCAAGCGGTGTGGGTAAAACCACACTTGCTCGTACCCTAAACCCAGCAACCACCCTATTCATGGACTTGGAAGCTGGCGATACAGCAATCGAAGGGCATCCTATCGACGTTGTGCGTCCTCGCACATGGGTAGAATGCCGTGACCTCGCGTGCTTCTTGGGCGGTGCAAACCCGTCACTCTCTGAGGACCAGCCATACGGCCAGTCGCACTACGATTATGTGGCGGCAATGTACGGTGATTCCTCAGACGTGTGGAGCAAGTACGATACGCTGTTTGTGGACTCAATCACCGTGGCAGGACGTTTGTGCTTTCAGTGGTGCTTACAACAGCCTGAGACGCGCTCTGAGCGGTCTGGTAAGGTTGATACACGCGCAGTCTATGGAATGCACGGACGCGAGATGATGTCGTGGCTTACGCACATCCAGCACATCCGCACAAAGAACGTGATCTTTGTCGGCATCTTGGACGAGATCACTGACGATTATGGTCGCAAGCAATATAACATGCAGATCGAAGGTGCTAAAACTGGACGTGAATTGCCCGGTATTGTAGACGAAGTAATCACAATGGCAGTATTAACAGGTGATCATGGGCAATATCGTGCCTTTGTATGTCAGCCTCTAAACGAATGGGGCTATCCAGCCAAAGACCGTTCTGGCAGGCTTGACGTTCTCGAAGAGCCGCATCTTGGCAAACTGATTGAAAAGATGAATAACGGCTCACCACTAACCGACAATGATCTAACATTTGTCGATCCTACAACTCAAACTTCTAGCGAAGGAGAAGCATAATGCTTAATTTTAATAATGTACCCGCAGACGAAAACCCGAAGAACCAAGAGCTCAGCCTCATCCCTATCGGCACAATCGCTCGTGCAGTTGTGCTCGTGCAGATGGGCGACATCGAACTTCCTGAGTTCGGCCAAGGCCAATGGTTCAAGCGTTCCGCAAGCACAGCCGCCAAATGGATGAACCTTGAGTTCACCATCGTTGGTGGTGAGTTTGATCGCCGCAAGTTCTGGCACAGCATCTTTGTCGATGGCGATAAGATTGGCCCAAGCGGTATGCCTCTTGCCAAAGAGATTGGTCTGCGCACGCTGAAGTCGATTGTCGAAAGCGCACGCAACATTGATCCTGCGGACATGACGCCACAGGCCCAGCAAAACCGCAATGTCAGCGGAATGATGGACTTGAGCGGCATGGAGATTTGTGCAAAGGTCGGCATTAAGAAAGGCACGAACGGCTATAAAGACAGTAATCAACTGATGGCCGCTCTCACGCCTAATAATAGTGAATTTTTGCCCCAAGGAAACGTCCCGATGCAGCAAACTCCCGCTGCCTCCGCGTATGTTCCTCCACAAGCTCCTGCGCAAAATAGCGGCGCAGTTCCTTCTTGGGCGCAAAAGTAATCTAGCGGCAGGGCCATTCCGCGCCTGCTAGAACACGGATCGGGGGGCCGTGGCCGCTAATCCCCCCACCTTAACTATTCTAGCAAATAGGTATAATCATGATACTCAGACCATACCAAGAGGTAGCTGTGTCTGACGCATGTAACGCGTTAGACAAGCACAAAAACACTCTCGTTGTCGCCCCCACAGGTGCAGGCAAAACCATCATGCTTTCCGCTCTCGTTGGCAATCGCCACAAGAAAGGGAAACGCATTCTTGTAATTCAACATCGTGATGAGCTTGTTAAACAGAACAAAGCTAAGT